AATTATTAAAAAGCCCGTTTGAGATGAATTCGGAATTTGCGGTGTCTGATAATTCCAATTTATCTCAGAAAATCCCATACAAACAAAATTGGATTTTGCTAGAAGATATTGATTCCACTAAAACAACGTTGGCGGATGAGGCCAGACTTATAGCAAAATACAATAGTACGACATCTGTAATAGAATATGGTCCAAAATATTCAATGGAAACTCCCTGGAGTAGCAACATTAAAGGAATATATGATAGGTTGGGTATTAATGTGTTAAGGGCAGAAAAATACACTAGACAATATCAGAAAAACATAACAGGTAATAGGTCAAATCTAACAAATTCGGATATTATAGAGTCAATGCCTACATCGTGCGATTTCGATCCAATTACGCAACAACACGAAATATTTATTAAGTCGCTTCATTATGATATTTGTGATTTTGACAAAAACACAGATAATTTAATGGATGGATATCAAATAATTGACACTGAAAAATTAGAAGAATTTAACACAGAATACAATTTATCCTTGGATAAAGATGATATTCAATGGATTCGAAAGTTATCAACCAAATTAGATAGACATTTTACAAAAGTGGAGATTTATGATATCGCTCAGTCAAATAGCGAACACTCTAGACATCATGTATTTAATAGTAATTTGGTTATGAAAGACGGGTTAGACTTGAATAAAACATTATTTGAAATGGTTAAAGACCCGTATTTGTCGATATGTAATTCAAACCGATTTAATAATTCGTTAGTTGCATTTCATGATAATGCCAGTTGTATTTTAGGAGAAAATGATATTCATCCAACTTTAACTGCGGAGACACATAATTTTCCAACTGGAATTGCACCATTTGAAGGTTCAACAACTGGCGTTGGAGGTAGAATTAGAGATACGTTGGCTATTGGTAAGGGTGGTGATATTGTGGCTGGTTTAGCGGGATATTGCGTAGAGGATTTCGAAAATCCAATATTGAAAGAATATAATTCGCCTTTGCATAGTGGTCGAGAAATATTAACTCATGCTAGTGATGGCGCTAGTGATTATGGAAATAAAGTTGGTGAGCCAATCATTGGTGGATTTTGTCGCACATTTACTGGACGTGTATTTGAAGGTGAAAATGAAAGATTATATAGTTTTAGAAAACCCATTATGTTCTCGGCTGGCATTGGTATGGTTTCCACTAAAAATGTAGAGAAAGAAAATTTGATTATGCAAGACGATGTAAACAACCTGATTGTAGTCCAAGTTGGCGGTCCAGCATATCCAATTGGTATGGGAGGTGGAAGTAGTAGTAGTACAGGACAAACTAAATTAGATTATAGTAATGCAGTTCAAAGGGGAAATCCAGAAATGGCTAGTAGAGTGATTGCATTTCTAAGGAAACTAACTAAATATAATATAATTCTCACTATTCACGATCAAGGGGCTGGTGGATGTGGCAATGTGGTAAAGGAAATCTTAGATGGACTTGGAGGGCATATTAATTTAGCTCAGATACCAAGAGGCGATAAATCGATGTCTTTTCTAGAAGTATGGTGTAGCGAATACCAGGAACAACTTACTTTCATAGCACACAAAGGACATTGGGATACTATTATAACAATCGCTGAGACAGAGGACGTTCCAATAAATGTAATTGGTATGGTCGAAAGGAATAGCCAAAGTATGATAAATGTAATTGATACTAACTTGTCAATTGATGAATTTGCAGTGTCATTGCCATTAGACGACGTATTAGGAGATGGACCACAAAAAACTTTATTTTTGGAATCTAGACATTTCGAGAATACTGAATGTGTTGAGAATTCTTATAAAATTACAGATGGTGAAATATTTTTAAAGCATTTATCAAACATTCTCAATTTAACATCAGTCGGGTCAAAGAAGTTTTTAACCAATAAAGTTGATAGGTCTGTGAGTGGATTAGTAGTCCAGCAACAATGTGTTGGAAAATTTCAACTTCCATTATCTAATTATGCAATTGTGGCACATTCCTATGATGCAACTGAGAGATTTGGGACTATTACAGCAATTGGTGAAAATTCTATTGCGGGATTTATTCCACAAGAAGATGGGTATAAAAACTTAGCAAATAAGGTTGTTGGGGAAATGCTTACAAATATGATGGGCGCGGCGATTAATGACATTGGAGAAATTCGATGTTCTGCAAATTGGATGTGGTCGCCAAAGAATGACACCAACGAAGCATATTCAATGTATCAAACCATGGAAGAATTGTCGAAATTATGTTGTCGGTTTGGATTTGCTATTGATGGTGGAAAAGATAGTGTATCAATGTATAGCACTACGACACGACTAGATAATGGACGTCAAGAAATTATGTTTTCTCCACCTACTCTCACACTAACAGGATATGCAATGACAAAAGAATTTAATTGTCGGATGACCCCAGATATTAAAGCTGTTGGTTCAACATTATATTTTATTCCATTAATAAAAAATAATAATAATACTAATAATAATACTAATAATTTTGGATGGGGTGGTCTAGCGGGAACACAATTTAGCCATATTTTAAATTTAGATGGGAAAATCCAAAATCAAAATGTTAGACTTGATGCTGATTATGCGAGTAAAGTATTCAACATCGTCCAAGAGTTAATTGCTTTTGGTATAATTTCAAGCTTACATGATATTAGCGATGGTGGATTGATTACAACATTGCTAGAAATGGCATTTTCTGGAGATGTTGGTTTAAATATTACCGATACCAAATTATCTGAAAAATATAACAATTTATGTTTGTCAGAATTATGGTTTTGTGAGGGATGTGGTGTGGTTATTGAGGTAGAAGATGTTGAATTATCCGAATTTGAAATTATGATAAAAGACTTTGAAAATTATCTAATTGCGACAACTAAAAGTGATAAGAAAATTACTTTATATTCCGGTGAAGATATCGTATTTGATATAGAATTAGAAAAGTTAAAGTATCAATGGGAATATCCAAGTCATTACATGGAGCAATATCAGACAAATAAAAAAACATTATTGGAGGAAATAAGTAGTAAATACGCGCATGAAGCATACTCTGTTTCAGATGATACATTAGACTATATGGAAATGTCAATCTATTCATCCAGTAAAAAATATAAAGTTATTATATTGCGAGATGTTGGAAGTAATGGCGCTAGAGAAATGATCGGTGCATTTGAAAATGCCGGATTCCATGTTAAAGATATTACAATGTCAGAAATATTATTAATGGGGACCGATTTTAATTTAGACAAAGTATCTGGTATTGTGTTTGTAGGTGGATTTTCGAGTGGAGATGTTCCATCTGTTGGAATTGGTTGGGCATCAAGTATTTTACATAATCCGCATCTAAAAATGGAATTTGACAAATTTAAAGATCGTGAAAATACATTTAGTTTAGGAGTATGCAACGGATGCCAGGTAATGTCTTATTTAGGATTTATTGATATTGATTATAAATTAAGAAAAAATCAATCTGGTAGATTTGAAAGTAGGTGGGCGATGATTGGTATTCCAGATACAGAATATAATAGAATTTCACCATTTTTCAAAAATTTAATTGGTGCAAAATGGGGCATGTGGGTCGCCCATGGAGAAGGGCGATTTATATTTCCAAATGAAGATAATGTAGAAACTATAAATAGCCATATATCAGCCCAGTATATTAATGAAATAGGTGAAACAACAGGTGAATACCCCGCTAATCCTAATGGTTCAGAAAATTCTACAAGCGCTGTAATATCATCAGACGGCAGACATTTAGCAATGATGCCACATCCTGAAAGGTCTTATTTAGAATGGCAAATGCCATATTGTCCCTTAAATAACGCCGAAGACATTATTAATGGTTATACACCTTGGTTTGCTATGTTTAATTCTATATATGAATGGTTAGACAATAGTAAAATAATAATAGCAAAATAATAATAGCAAAATAATAATAGCAAAATAATAATAGCAATTGATTTGTATTAGTCAAATGTTATACAAACTTTCCCTGTTTTTCTTAACATATCCCGGCGTTTCTTTTTTTCTAAAGTTATGAGTTTATACATTGTATATTTCCGGTCTACAATATATTTTTCTCTAGAAATAAATGTATATCCAATTGTTTTTAATAATTGTCTGCAAACTGTTATACATTTTTTTTCAGTTAAATTTTGCAAATATACTTTTACCTTACATGGAATATAATAATCCTCTAGTTCTCCAATAATTCCAATAATATTAGCCTTAGCATTATTTAATTCCAAGTCAAGTACTGATAATTCAATGTCGTCAGATAAACTTTTAAAGCCCACAAATTTCATCACTCTAATTACTAATTCATGGGGTGGCCTATCAGAAAAAAGCTGTTTAATACTCATTTAAATTATTTGCCTTAGGATTATTATTATAACTTATTATAAAAAAATAAAAAAACCGAAATGAAATGAAATGAAATGAAATGAAATGAAATCCATATCTAATCTAATCTATATCTCTATAACATACTATTTAGTGTTTGTTTTCCACTTAGAGGATTAAACCTTTGAATTTTTAAAGCGCCTTCCATTTTTACCATATCATTGTCATCTTTTGTAAAGTTCCCAACTGGTTGTGTTCTTTGTAAATTAACCTCTTCCATCACTGGAATTACTGATACCATTGGCGGAAATTTTATTGGAAATATACTATTTGAATTCAAATTCATTTTTCTAAAATCGTTTATTTTAACTTGTCCGCCAAATCTCTCTAAGCATAACTTTGAAGGTGCTAGCATAATCTGGCTATGTTCTTTATGAATTCTATAATATAACAAATTTAGAAGAGAATAAAGTTCCCAGACATTATGTGTGTCTTTCATTTCATTAAATATATAAGATGCAGCACAATTCGAAGAACAATAAACGCCAAATAGATGAAATTTATGTTTTACATATTCTAGTGGAATTCCCCAAGGCGTATTATCAAATTGATGACAGCACCATAAACAATGTATATCAGTTTTCTCACATACATCCCTATTTTTAAATTCCACCATCAAAGGTATCTTTGTCTCATTTTTATATTTGTTTTGAAGTAATACATCAATTTGCCTTAACCGTGTCTGCTTTGGTTCTATTTTTTTGGGAGCTGTATCTTTCTTATCAAAATCAACAACCATATTTTTAGATGAATATTGATCGATATCCAAATCGTTGATGTCAACTGATGCAATTTCATCATATTTCTTTATTTTCTTATGTTTATTAGCATTTGTCTCTTCTAATTTATCTGGTTGAGCCGTAAAATTTGATACTAGAGGGTCGTATGGCATTGGATCATCCATATCTGGGTTATATTTCATTAAACTATTAAATATTGTAGAACTTTTTGTTGCATCTTTTACAGCAATTGGCAACTTTACAATAATACTTTCGCTCAATGGATCAGGAGCCATATCGAAATTCATTGAACTCGTATCGAAATTGTATTTTTCTTTTGGTTTCCGCCCGCGTTTTTTCGATTTCCGTTCCATATCAATTGCATCATTTAAATTGGGCGTTTCAACTGGATTTGTATCTTTCACTTCATCAGTTGGTTGAACTATTGCATTCTTTGATTTTCTACCCATTTTTTATTTGTATTATAAATTAAAATAGTAAAATATATTTAAGTTATAAAATTATATTGTCAAATGTAATGAATTCTACAGGAAGGTTGATACGTATCTTTTCCACCCACCAATACTTGATTATCACTAGAAATAAGTCTCTTTGTAAATGGAGCTGGATTACCACATTTATAACATTTTGCCCTTAATTTTATTACATCATCGGCATGAGGAATTAATTTTAGTATATCGCCAAATGGCTTTTTCTGATAATCGCCATCCAATCCAGATATAAATACATTTTTTTTGTAAATATCTAGTAATTTAATTACACCTTCATATAAATCTACAAAAAATTGCCCCTCGTCAATAAATACGGCATTTACTTCATTGTTTTCTAAAGCGATTTTGTGTTTCTCTATGAAATCCGCAATAGTTTGATATGAACTAGACGGTAAAGCAACTTTATCATGACTAGTTATATGATCTAAATTATATCTATCGTCAATAGCATGATTTACAATTAACCTCTCGCCACTACTAAATTTATTCGCATCTTCTATAATCGAAGAAGTTTTACCAGCAAACATTGGACCAATATATAATTTTAACATATTACTAAATTTATAATTTATAATTTATGATATTTGTTTAATAATATATAATATGATTTATAATGATATTTGTTTTTCAATTTCAATTTTATGATACAAAACTAATTTTATGAAAAATAAAAAGTAAAAAGTAAAAAGTAAAAAGTAAAAAGTAAAAAAATTTTATTTTATTTATTATTGTAAATAATCTATCTATTCTAAATAATCTATCTATTGTAAATATATCTATTCAATTGGTATGATTAATCGCTATCTTCAACGACTTCACTATCTTCATCTTCACTCTCATCAACTTCAGATTCATTTTCATCAGAATTTTCTGGATTTTCTGGTGTATTTGGTGGAGCACTTGTAGTTTCTTTGGCAGGTCCAGAATTTTGAGATTCTTGGACGGCTTCATCGCCAAAAGTATAACTCTTTCCTCGGGTTGATGTTGAAACCGCTTGGATATTACTACAGTCGAATCGAGTTGTTGTATTGTCAGCAAACCAAACATGCTTCAAATAGAAGGATACATCATATGATGCACTTCCATCACATCGCATATCTTGATTTCCATGTGATAGGAAGTCTTCTAGGCCCATTTTAATAGGATCGCCATTAATATCCCGAGCTTTAGTACTAAATGAACCCTCGAAATTCGCACACTTCAATCGGATAGTTGGAGCAAATCCCTCAGCCTTTCCATAGATTACAATCTTTTTAAGGCGATCTTCGATTTCCTCTAATGTATAACCATTTCCAGACTTCTTCTTGTCTCCCTCTTTTTTATTTGCCTTGGATTTCTTCTTTCCATACATTTCTTCGGCATTAGCAAATAATTCATTTTTCAAATCCTCATATACATTTTCAAAGAATGCTACATGTTCTGGATTATCTAATTTTACGCTAATGCCATATTCCATTTTAGTTGGATCGGCGGCCTTTGTGTTTGTTTGACCGAATGGAAATGGTGCCAATTGCACATTGCGAAGAATGTATGACATAGACTTTCCTCCAGCAGTTGGCTTACAAAACTTTCCACCGGTCTTCTTTCCATCTTTATCCTTCTTTTCCTCTCTAGCACCAATCTTTAAATCGCCAGGCGTATATGTATCAACCTCTCGAACACGTAGACGTGGAACGCCAAGCTTTTTAACTCGGATAGACCGAACTTTAGCAGCGGGGCGTAATCCCTTACCTTTCATTGTTAAATGTGGAATCGCAAAGATAACTTCTACACGATAACCATCCTTAATCTTTTCAGCTAAATTGGGACAACTAATAGTAGTTCCATCAACATCCACAAAGTGAATTCTATCAACCTCATAATCCTGCACATTAAAATTAATAGAGGGATCGTATTCTTCTGGCTCATAAATAAGTGGCTTATAGTATTGGTCAATAATAGTATCTTCGTCTAGTTCTTTACCATACCATTTTTCGGAATTTTCAGCTGCATCAGCAACTAAAACAGCTTGTAGCTCTTCTCCCATTTTTCTACTGAAAACGCGACATTCTTCATCCTCTCGATCGCAAATTAAACTAAATTGAAAAGTTGTTTTACCATCATCCTTTGTTTCCTGTTTTACAAAATTTACTTCCATTTCTGGAGTCTGGATTGCAATTTCTCCGTCATCTTGGTTATTTACTATAACCTTTTTGAAATTATAAGTTGTGTTATTAATGAGCCGTCCATACTTAAATAGTCCCCTCGTAGCATTAAATGTTGAATAGTTTGTAGGTTTAGCGTTAGTTGTCATGGTGATTGATTAAATTGAGTAGTTGGTAAATTGATTAGATTGATGTTTATATTTGATAATAGTATATTCTTAAGTATAGAAAAGTAAAATCAATTTTAAACATTATTATTGCAACATCATATAAAATGGCAGAAATTGGCGGAAATTGCATTAATATATTCTATAAAAATAAATAAATATTCTATAAAAATAAATTACACAATACGAATTATATTTATTTCTCTATCAATATCAATATCA